AGCGGTTCAACGCAACACAACCGGTGTTATTGATAGATTGTCTGAAGCAGGATGGTCGATCAAACCGCCAGGAATTAGTACTGGAGAATATAGTTTATTCGACAACACTATTCCAATTCGAGAAGTTGCTGCTGTTAGACCAACAGCAGTCCTTGTTAAGGGTGATTACTTCAAGATGAAAGGTTGTGTAATTGAAACACAGAAAGTGGTAACTGGATTGCAGGATAATCATGTCTGTGTGTGCTGTGGAAAGAATACAGACAAATTACATTTTGGGTTTGAGAAATTGGAAAACAAGTCAAAGAAGACTAGAATATTCCCATTATGTGACAATTGTTGTAGTCAAGCAAAGCAGGGTAAGGAAATGTCGTTCTACTCGAGACCAGATGTGGTTTTAGGCAGATTGGACAAGAACAAAGCAATGATTTTTATTTTAACTATCTTGCAGCTTGCTAATTTTTCATATGCACAAGAACAAACGGTTAGACACATGCCAGCATGGTTCCAGAATGTGATTTACATTCTGTTGAGCCTTATGGTTGTGTGCATGGGTTTGTATGTTTTGTTGAAAATGCAATGGTTTGATGCTTTCGTTAGAAGAAAGTTGAAAGAATTTGTACTGGACGGTAAGTCGACCGTCACCAAAACTAATAAACTACTTGATTTATTGTCGTATTGGGTTGATAAATTGGGGATGACATTATTTTTATATTTTGTTGTCTTAATAATTTTAATGATATATGCGATGATAGCAAGTGTTAACTCAAACTCAAGAAAAGCAGCAGAGGAAGCGAAAAGCAAAAAGCAAAGTGGAAAGCAGGCTTACGTCAAACACGAAGAGGTTAAACTTGGACTTGGTGGCTTAGCTGCATTATTTGCTGGCGTTTCGTTTATTTTCACCTGCCTTGGTTACTTAGGAATTATGAGATCAGGTAAATCAATAGAAGCGTGGAAAAAGCGAGCACACGATGTTAAATCCTTCACAGAAGTTGGTAGATTCATTGTTGAATTAGCAAACTTCGTTATTGGAAGGCAATGCATGCGTGATCGCGTTTCACATTTATTTAGTAATACTGAAAGTTTATCCCAAGGTAGTAGAGGTGCATTAGAAAAGCGTGTTCAAGGCTTTGATTGGAGTGTTATATCAACCACAAAGCCGAGTAACACGTCTAATGCTGACTTAAATCTTATGCTTAAGGTTGCTTATTTAGCAATGCCTGAGGTTCGATTGTTGGACCAGGAAATTAAGCTAATTTTTAAAGCCTACATGTATGGTGAAATTAATGCTGAAGACTTACGACGACTGAACGCTTTATATAATCATGAGTTTTGCGTAATGCTAAATGAGAGCAATCAAGCAAATTATGATAAAGCAGATGTTTTGTTGCATACTTTAAAGCAAAGAATAAGATGGAAGCCAGATCAAGAAACTAAAGATTCAAAACTTAAAAGTTTCTTTGATTTACTGGACGTTACAAGACAACTAGAGTATGTTAAAACAATTGTTGATATGAAGGAAGAACTTGGAGAAGGTGGAGAGAAATTTCTACCAAACCCGAGTGACATTTATAATGTTGATGTCATTAAAAAGGTTCACGAAGGACATAAGGACTTTGATACGTGTTTTGGAGAAAGAAAGAGAATTATTATTAAGTATAATCCACGTATCATGGCTAAGGTTGGTCATGAGGCAGGCGATATTAGGCGTAACGCTGTCGCAAACTTCACTCAATTCGTGAACGCATTGAGTGAGAGCGAATTTTACTTAGCTGATGAAATACCAGATGATTTGTTGTTAGTTATGTGTGGTTTGAACAAAGATTTTAAAGAAAATAAGTTGTTGCCAGCCACTAGAGTTATGGTATTAAAGTCACGTTATAGTAAGGATCACAGTGAAAGTATTTTAGTTGATGCAGCAAATGCATACATTGAGTACTGTGAAATTTCTGACTCACCAACGATGTCGTCAAAATTATTTATGGTCGTTTATAAAGAAGTCTCAAGAGAATATCCTAAAGCTGAAAGAGGATGGCTCAAAAACGAGGTTTTTAAGAAAGTTGCTGAACTAGATAAGGAAAGAAGTCAAACAGATTCTGATTCTGAAGCAGATACTGTAATCGATGTCAACGCTATCCAGAATGAAATGGAAGCTGAAGCCGCGATTGCGAGGAACTTAAAACAAGTCATATACAAAAAGTATAATTTATCTGGAGGTAAATTGTCAACATCGCAATTTTCTAAAGCTTATGATGTTTTGGAGAGGGAATGTCCTGACAATGTGAGCTTAGTAACTTATGTTATGGATCAACTGAATGCAGATAAGATAGACTTGGTTAGGTTAGGAATTGGATTTAATGAGATTTCAGATTCCGAAATGCCGACTCAAGCAACAAGTGAACTTTTGGTTTTAGAGGAAGAAAATGACTCAATTAAACAGTCAGCGCGATTGTATTCGATTTATGAATACATCCAGAATTTCCTTAAGAAGATTGGTAAGTGGATTGAAGCACAAAATGAAAGATTGGAAGCAGCTGGTGTGCCATGGTGGGTGAAATATCTCATCATTACATTTACTCCAGTTGTAATTATCTTCATTATTGGCCTATTGACACAATTGATGAGAAGAGAAGCTAAGAGAATGACTGAAATTGATGGAAAGCCATTGGAAATTAGAAAACCAGACTTAGTGAAGCAGGATGTTATTTACATCGGAACAGAAGACGGATTAGAACGTGTTATTATTGTTCACGGTGAAAATAGCACTGATTTTATTTATGAATGCGCTGAGTCCTGCAAACAATCGAAGAAAAAGAGAAATAATAAAGGAAAATACAAAGTTTCCATCGCAGCTCGATTGCAAAATGCAGGTAAGTATATGAGCACAAATAAAGTTAAAGGTTATATTGCCTACGCTTACGAGGATGAGTTAGAAATGGCTGAAAAATTCTTACGTGAAC